TCCAAGGCGATTCTTGGGCAATAAAGCTATGAGAAAACTAAAAGCAGCATTGGCGTTCATCAGAGATCAAGAGTGGGTCAACGAACCTAAGTGGGAAGATGAGGACGAGAAGGCGTGGACAGGATTCTTGTCAACCCCAACGGGACAGAAGCTAAGCTTGATTTTGCTTAACCTAACCCTGCGTCAAAACGCCTCTGCGGTAATGAAGAAACCAGAGGAACTTGCAGACGCTTGTGGACGTGCTAAAGGATTTCGTGGGTGTGTTGCGACCTTAGAATCGCTCGCATCCCAAAAACTTAACTCCGCCATCCCAGGCTATGGGGATGGATCGGATGAACCAGTAGCCGACTAACCTTTAGGTAGAATGACTCCCTACCGAAAAGTGTAAGAAAGGGTCAAATGGCAGATTCAAATAACCTGACTGAAGCGGATGTATTGGCGATGGCGCAAGCGGCTGACGAAGGACTGGATTTTAATCCTACTCCCAAGGAAGACGAAAAAGCCAAAGTAGAAACGGAAGCTACAGAAAAGGTCAGCGGAGATAACGAGCAGACACCCGCGCCTGCAGATGAAGCCGAAAAAACAAAACTAGAAGCATCGGATGATGTTTCGTCTACCAAGGATAAATCCGAGGAAGATAAAAGTTCTTTAACAACGCAATCTTCAGAAGACAAGTCGGAGTCGGCTTCCGAAAAGAAGCCTACCCGTTACGAGAAGGCTAAGTCACGACTTGAGAAGGAGTGGGAAGATGTCCGAGCCGAGAAAGCCAGAATCAAAGCAGAACGCGAACAGATTGAGGCTGAAAGGGCAAGGAAGACTTCAGAAGCTCCTCAAGGCGAGACAAAGACAGGAAGTCGCAAGTTTAGCTCGGAAGATTACAGGGAAGCGGCAAAAAGCTACCGTGATGAAGGCCGTGACGATCTTGCGAAACTCGCTGAACAAAAGGCCAATGACATTGAGGTTGAGGACAAAAAAGAGTTCCAGCAGAAAACTCAAGCAGAGCTAAAGTCTGCGTGGGACAAGAATCTGATGGAAGAGGTTGACGCAAACCCCGAACTCAAAGACTCAACTACTCCTCTGTATAAAGCCGTAACGGAAATGTTGCAAAACCACGCTATCCTGCGTAATTACCCAGCGGGGATCAAGGATGCGGTTGGAATTGCCAAGGTGAAGCTTAAAGCGGAGTCCGCCTCCGATTTGTCGAAAAAGGTTGCAGAGTATGAGAAAGAACTTTCTCAACTCAGAAAAGCGACTACTCCAGCGTCTGGACAACCCAAAGGTCCTGCCAAGACTAAAGCTTTTCACGAACTGACTCTTGATGAGCAAGAACGTGAATTGATGAAAATGGCAAGCGAAGTTGACAGAGGTTGAGTAGTCATAACAAACAAGGATACTTAATTATATGGTAACTACTGGTTCAGTCAGCGCACAGTTCCAGACGTACTTCTCGAAGGCGTTATTGGAACGTGCAATCCCATTGCTCCAAATGGAGCAATTCGCAATGAAAGCCCCCTACCCGACCAAAACTGGCGGAAACAAAACCATTAGGTTTTTCCGCTTTGGCGACCCTAGCATCACTGCTATCTCCGCCTTGTCGGAAGGAACAACCCCATCCTCTGGTGACGAGCGTGATCTCACGCTGTCTTCAGTTGAAGCCACGCTTGTACAATACGGAAGCAAGATCATCCTAACGGATGTTGTTCTCGCAACCGAATTGTTCTCGCACTTGGCACAGGCCACCAAACAACTCGGCGAAGATGCCGCCCTCCACGCTGACACTCTCTGTCACCGCGCGTTGGTGCAGGATTCCTCGACCAGCACTGGTACTGGTGTAGCAGTCAAGTCCTACGCTCGTTATGCTCAAAACACAACGAACGGCACGACCTGGGCTACCTCGTCAGTTGCTAACAGCGCAATGACCGCCACCGACTTGCTCGATGGTGCGACTTCGTTGTTCATCGCCCGCGCTCCTAAGATCAAGGACGGCTACGCGCTTGTTGCGCATCCTGCCGTTATCCGTGATCTACAGCAGGACGATGATTGGTTGAAGGTGTCGAGCTACTCGGCTCCCGACCAAATCTTCAAAGGTGAGACTGGTAAATTGTTTGGCGTGTCGGTCATTTCTTCGACCAACGTCCAGACCTTCAATACCTCCGCCTCTGGTATCGCTGAAAACAGCGTGGGAACAACTGGTGTTAACACTGGTTATGCAAACGTCCTCCTCGGTGGTGGCGCGTTTGGTGTTCCTAGCTTGTCTTCATTGGCCGCCTCTGGCTCGCCCTTCGCTCCGAAGGTCACGATCCTTGATGCTGCTGATAAGAGCGATCCCTATGGACAGCGCGTCGTAGCGTCTTTTAAGACGTTCTATGCGGCCAAGCAACTCGATCCTCGGTTCTTCCGAGTCATCGTTGCGAAGTCCAACTACAGCTAATAATTAAATGGGAACCATGCTAGTCATTGGTATGGGTCCTCGGAAAGCTGGGGAGGCTAAAACCTCCCCAGCCTCTTCCACCAAGGAGAAACCAGCTATGAAAGAAGGATTGGTTAAATTGCCGATCTCTATGTTCGAGCTAGGTGAAGGCGAAGAAAACGCCACACCAGAAGCTGGAGACATGGTGGAATTGGAAGGTGTAGTGGAGAAAATCGAAGGTGGTGTGGCTATGGTGCGTGTAAACAACGCTATGGCTGAAGCATCTGAAGAAGAATCCGCTGTACCCGAAGAGTCCGAAGAAGACCGTATGATGAAGATGGCCGAGGAGTCGGATAAGGAAAACTATAGCTAATGCCTGTTTACCAGTACGAGGACTCCAGAAATGGGAAAGTTGTCGAACTGGAAAAGGCTGTGGCCGAAAGGGATTCTGTCCCTCGTTACCTTAAACGATTCACCGTCCCTCAAAGATTGAGCCTAGTGGGGGTTGGCGAACCCCTCGACAACCCGCTGGGAGTCAATCAAACAAATCTATTGAAGGGGTACTATCGCCAAGAACAAAAGCTTGGCAGTAGATTCAAAAGTAAGTTCACGCCAGATAGCATCAAACGTGCTGCTTTAAGGAGAAAAAAATATGTCAAATGAGTTATTTCGCAGCCCGATTAAGGCTAAGAATAAAACTGTAAGAATTGTGAGTACGCCCTTTGAGAACGTAATTGAGTTTACGGCAAGCTCCAGCGGTGGCACTGTTAACACAGTTGCAACAGCCCCTGCGTCCTTGAACGTGACTCTTAACGGCACGTCTTACAGAATCGCACTACACAGCTAATTGTATGCGACTCTTATCTCGCCTTACGCTTGGTAATGGTGGGACAATTATTGCATCGTCAGCTTCCACTAATACTGGAAGCTACGATGCGGTAACTGCTCTTACTCAATCCACAGCTACCCTTGTTATCAGTGGTGCTACAACCGCCGCAACCTACGCTGCTGGTGTGACCGTTTACGGTGACATCGACCAGGTTGCTTTAACTGGCGGTGCGATGGCAATCTATAATCGTAAAGATTAAGGAGTCCTAAAATGGGCCGCCAGTGGAACACGATTATTGAGAGTTTAGGACCGCTTTCTGGCGGAACTGGCTTATCGATCAACGCCAACCTAACAGAGTTAGAGGCGTTGGTCACAACGCTCCAAGCAGACGTTGCCGATGGCGTGCGCATCCCCAACGCCACAACTGGAGGAACTGGTCCTACCGACTTCACTTCCACCAGCTACGGAACGATTGCAACGGCAAGCACTGGCAGGCTGGGATGCACGATTTTCAATAGTGGCCCAGGCAACCTCCACGTTATGCTAGGCACAGCAACGGCAAGCACATCAGCTTTCAGCGTAAGGCTAAGTGCTGGAGACTACTACGAAGTTCCATTTAACTACACTGGATTGATTGGCGGTATCTTCGCAACGGCTGGAACGGCTGAAGTGACAACGCTCAGCTAGGAGTAGGCGATGCCACTTACTCAAGCTAAAGACAAGATATTCGGAGATTTAGCTGTTCCTTCAGACAGGCATATCGCTCCACTTGTTGCGTATGGATCTAGTGCAAATGCGCTTCAGATAATTAGTTCTTATGCCTCATTTACTCCAATTTACACAAACGCACCACGAACAATTACAACACTGCAATTTATTGTCACCACAGCGGCTTCTGCCACTGGAACTCCATCAATTCAAATTGCTATGTATAATTGCAGGCCAAACCAGCTTGCTCCAAGCACTAGAATAGCAAATACGCTTACAACTGGAATTGTGGCTACAACTACTGGAGTCAAGACAGTAACATTTTCTCCGACCTGGATTCTGCCAAAGGGCATAACTTTCTTTTCAATTAATGTAAAGGCAACGTCAAGCAATAATACTTGTAATATTAGAGGTTTTGATGGTAGTGGAAGGCAGGGAGCATTACTCGGCAACATCGGGGCTGGTTTTGACGGCACAAACCCAACAAATCAATATTCTCAAGCAGGCATTCCATATATTGTAATTGGTGAAAATACAGATTTAGCAAGTGATTATAGTTCAACTGGAATCAGTTTTGGTGCTATTGGGGCTGACAGAGTAGACACAAACTATGCAGGAGTTTTCCTAAAATAATATGCCACGCCAAGAATATTATCAAAATGGGCAACTTGTAAGAGTTGAGGACACCAGAACATTAGCCGAATCAATCGATGAAATGAAAGAGGTGTGGGCAGAACAAACCACGAAACTGATTCGCACTAAGGTTTCGGAAACCGATGAACGTAACTGTGCCAACGGCATCTATGAAGGCGAAAAGAAGGCACAGATTCTGGGTTGGATAAATGAATGCCGAAACAAGTATCTGGCTTGCAAGGCGATTGCCTTGAACTGCACTACTAATGAAGAAGTAGATGCAATTCGGTACGAGTAAAATGCCCCTCCTCCTCATTCTCACCCTCTTGCTCTGCTCCTGCTCGCCCAAGCCAGCGGATAATAATGTACTGCCTCGCTATTCCGATATGGGAGCAGCCACGGACGCTGGTAATGTCAAATGAAACGCATCGCCATGTGGCTGACCAATTTGAGTTTGCGTTTCTTAATGACGGGGCAGGAATACGCCTGTTTCAAGGAGGCGTTAAAGTTTGCCGTGGAGAACAACAACATGGTCAAGGAGACAAAGTACATTGGCAAGGTAAAGCATCTCCTGTCTGTCAACAGAAGCATCAAGCGGATTGTCGAGGAAGGTCGGGATCGGGACGAGGTTGTGGATGCCGTTGTCCATCTTGCAGTTTCACTAAGATACTTGGAGGGTAAAGGTCGTGAGTCTTGATGAGGTTTCGGATCTTAGGGACAAGGTTGCCAGCGTATCAGAGCGACTTGCGAGGATGGAGGAACGCCAGATGACGCTGATCTCAATGATCGAAAGGTCACTTGCTTTCCACGGGGATGTTGCTAATAGATTAGGTGCGCTAGAACACCTGCGGACTAAGGTTCTGGCTGTAGCTGGGCTGATAGGGCTTGCTTGCTCAATGGCCTGGGATGTCCTCAAAAACCGCCTTTCTAACTAGGAGACAATACAATGGCTTCATTTACCGCAGGAACTACATTTGTTGACGGGGTATCCAATGACGTAACAGCCGCCAAGCTGGGTGCGCTCGTTACCAACGCAACGCCTACCTCTGGCTTTATTCAGGATCGTACTGCTGAGACTGTTATTGCAACAAACGATACATTGCTTATTGGTGATGCTTCAGACTCAAATAATTTGAAGCGGATGACAGTTGCCAACTTCGCCCAAACCTTGCCTACGGCCAATGTTACAACTGGTACGATTGAGACAGGCACGTTTGGAACTACGACATCTACAGCTGCTACGATTACTACTGGAACAATCCCAACCCTAGTCGCAACAACCCTTGTTACGACAGGCACAGGCACAGCAGCAGCCCCAGCAATTGTTCCTACTGGCGATACCAACACAGGCATCTTCTTCCCAGCGGCAGACACCATTGCGTTTAGTGAGGGTGGAACTGAAGGAATGCGGATTGATTCGAGTGGGAATGTTGGGATTGGGACTACTTCACCTAGCGGGCCACTTCATATTCGTGGTGCGGCTGGAAGATTTGCTTTCCCAGCGACATCTGGCGCAACACAGTCGAATGGTCTTACACTAAGGCTAAATGATGCCTCCGATGATAATGCCATATTAGACATTGGCGGAAACAGCACATCTGGTTACTGGCTACAGGCAACAAATAATGCAAACCTAGCAACAAACTATCCGCTTCTCCTGAATCCCAATGGTGGCAATGTTGGGATTGGGACTACGAGTCCTTCTTTAAAACTTACAGTAGCCTCAGATGATACATTGGGTGGAATCTTGGTTACAGGATCAAACGCACCTGGAATTCGCTTGAACGATACTACGGATGGAAATAGCTATTCGGCTGTATTTGCACAAAACGGAGGAGTTCTATACATTAGCGCAGATGCATTAAATACAGCCGCAAATTCAAGCATAAGATTCGAGGTTGATCAAGCAGAACGCCTCCGCATTGATTCAAGCGGCAATGTTGGGATTGGGACTACATCGCCTGGCGCAAAATTGGGAGTTAGCGATGGCACTGTAAACATTCAGCTTTCTCCAGATTCAGCAAATTCAAGAGGAGTAATTGGAACTGCAGGAGGACACTCCATTGCATTTGCTCCAAATGGTACAACAAGATTGACAATTGATCAGGCAAACGGAACTCTTACATCGCAACCAACATACGACAATACTGCTGCTGGATCTACTGTTGTTGTTACATCTGCTGGGTTAATCAGAAGGACATCTTCATCTTTAAAATATAAAAAAGATATTGAGAACTTGGATTCTTCAATTGTTGAAAATGCAATCGACAGGCTTAGGCCAGTTTGGTATAGAACAAAAAATCCAGAAGGCGATGATAAGTCAACCTGGAGTCATGTTGGACTGATTGCAGAAGAAGTTGATTCTGTTGAGCCAAGGCTTGTAAAATACAAAACAGTCGAAGTTTCGATTGGTGAGAATGGTGAAAGAATTGAAACTCAACTTGAAAGTCCTATTCCAGAGGACGTTGACTATGCAAAACTTTCTGTAATTTTATTGTCCGAAGTTAAGACTCAAAGAATTAAAATTGCCTCACTAGAAGCAAGGCTTGAAGCACTAGAAGCCAAATGACCCTAACTGAAATCGCTCAGTACGCTGGCGAGAAGGTTGGCAAGACCGATGCCGACACGCTTACCTTCTTGCAGAAAGCCGCAAGCTTGGCTTACCGCCGAGTGTGGGACTTTGCACCTTGGCGTGAGACTGTTACCAACTCGACTTATTCTGTCGGAACAAGCCGCACAATCACGCTTGGCACGAATGTTGAGACTCCTCTCTCTGTGGCCTACAACGATGCCGAGGTTGACCCGATTGACCTGGCCACAATCATCAGCCAAGACCCAGGCTTGCTTTCAGATGATCGCACTGGCGATCCAGATACCTACCATTTTACAGGCCGTAATACTAGCGGAGTTGCACAGCTTAACCTTTACCCAAGGCTTGCCACATCTGGCACGATTCCATTGCGTGTTGTGGAGAAGCTGAAGTGCATCACTCGCTCCAACTACATCGTTGACTTTCCTCCTTCCAATGATGCTCTTGGTGACGAGCTTCGTTTGCCCCACGTTCATCATTTGGTTCTTGCTTTAACTCACGCTGACGCATTGGAGCGTGAACGGCAGTACACCAAGGCGCAGGTAATTACGCAAGGTGCAAATACGGATCTTGCGGCTATGGCTAACTACGAGTTGAGCCAAGTTGGAGGCGTGAAACAGATTACCCCACAAAGCCTTGGCGAACTAACCATAGAAGAAATGTTCTCAGCTTAAAGTAGGCTTTATGCCTTACTACATAGACACAACAGACGATGTACTGTCAATTGCTGGGTCTACCAGCTTTGAGGGTGGGCAAGCTTCTGGAATTTCCCCAAGCTTAATTGCAAATAATCAAGCCAGCGAAATTTCCAACATGACGATTAGCCCGTCTGGAATCCTCCAGACTAGGCAAGGCATTGAGCAAGTATCTGCAAACGTATCGAGTGGATCAGGCATTCAGGGTATGCACTACTTTGACACGCCTAACATTGAGGAAATTGTTGTTGCTTGCAATGGATCAATTTTCAAATCAACAAGCGCAACAAGCTTTGCGACAACCTCTGGAACTGTAACAAGCGGCGCAGTACAGGTTGATTTTTCTCAGTTTAATAACAGGCTTTATTATACCGATGGGGCAAGCAATCTTCATTTCACGGATGGAACAACAGAATTTAGGCAAGGCACAAGTGTTCTTTCGATAACAGTATCAACCCAGGGATTGGGATATACAACTGCTCCAGCCGTAACAATAGGCGCACCCAACATAGCCTACGGAACAACAGCTAGCGCGACTGCCACAGTTACCAGCGGTACAATATCTGCGGTAACAGTTACCTTTGCTGGATCGGGCTATACAACCGCGCCAACAGTTACCATTGCTGCTCCTCCCTCTGGTGGTGGGCATTTTACAGCAACAGCAACAGCCAGCGTTTCTGCTCTCTCGCCATCTGGCCTTCGCCTCATTCGCCAGTTTACCAATCGCTTGTTTGCCGTAGGAACTGGAGCAAACCGCAACACGCTTTACGCATCCGACATCCTTGATGCCGAAATATGGAAATCGACAAACAGCATTGTTGTGGGAGGTAATGATGGCGAAGACATTATTGCCATCCAACCATTCTTTGATTTTGAATTGCTGGTGTTCAAGCCAAACAAGATTTACCTAGTAACTGTTGACCCAACCTCAACAACTGCTTCTGGCTGGACTGTAAGGCTGATTAACGACAAGGTTGGATGTCAAGCATCCAGATCCGCAATCTTTACCAACAAGGATGTATTATTCCTTTCTAATGACGGAATA